ACTTTACTCATAACAGCCTTATAAAATTGGATCATTTGAATTTGGAATGACCTTACCAATCCTACTTGGAGTAGTAGGAGTAACTGAGCTAGCAGGCATACTAGTTCCAGTTATTTTTTCTTGTGTACGACCATAAGCCGCAATACCAAGCACAGCACCCATAGCAATATGAAATAAGCCTGCGCCTTGCAAGGTTAATGGTTGCCATTGTGTAGAAATTTGTCCGTGCCCTATTTGTTGTAGTAAACTCCATAATATAGGAAATACCATAAAATCACAACTACATACAGCCATGTACATCCAGCCCATAGCTGGTCTCCATTTAGCAGTAACCCAATGTTCTTTATCATCTTCCATAAATACTCCTATCTATGTCTATCATTTAACCAGTCTTTAAACATTACCCAAAATATCATTACTAAAGGTACGCATCCTAATAAAAATAAGGCATCATTAAATGTAATAATTATATTAAAATGCATAAATTATCCTCCACTTTTTGCGGCTGTTTCAATTTGTTTCTTCTGCTCTTGTTCTCTAGCCCACTGTTGTTCTCTAATAATTTTTGCACGTTTTGCTTGTGCAATTTCAAACTCTTTTTGTTGTTCGGTCATACTATAAAACTGTACACCTAACATAATAAACGCAGACAACACTAACCCAAATCCCACTGTATACATAGTCATCATAAAGTACTTAGCCATTTTTTCTTTATGTAACTGTTTAGCTTTTGCTATTGCTTCTTCGCCCGCACGTTTTTCTTTTATTAGTCTAGTACGCTCAGCAATCATCTCTTGCCAAATTTGAGGTTTACCTAGCTGCCAATAAATCATATCCTTTAAAGCTCTTTCATCCTCACGTAGTTGATTACTACGCATAGCAAACTCAAGTGCTTGACGCCCAAGTTGAGCATCAGTTTTTCCAATAGATTCATGCTTAGCCTTAATACTAGCCATATGAACTTGATCAGCAGATTCGAAAAAATGCCCTACTTGCCCAATAATGCTATTAACATCCTTGCCCATAGCAATTGCTTGCTTAATACCGCTAATTGCTGACTGCGCTGCTGAAAAAGCAAGACTTATAGTAATTGGATCAATCATTTTTTAATAGTATCTTTACAGCATACTAACTCCATCTTACAAACTTTTCCTGCCTTGACATATTCATTAACACCATATGTTTTTCTACCTGTTTCACAAATTTCTTTAAGTACTAATTCAGTATTAGGCCAAGGCTTATATGAATCAGCACTAGATGCTAAACAGATAACCGTAAGTGCTAAAAGAATATATCTCATAGATTACTCCTCAAATATTTTCTTTTGTTTACGATACCACTCTTGCCAACCTTTTACTTGCTCTACTACTTGGTAATAGGTTCCGTAATTTTCGTTAACTGTGGAGATAAAGTCACTTGCTTTAACATCGGAGGTTCCTTGAGCAACTCCTCCGGTACTTCCGGGAACTTCCTCTTTACTGGCGGCGTTGACGAGCACGACTGCAGCATTAGTAAGCTTGCAATTATTATCCAAGTCTTTAGCAACATTTTGTGTGATGTATTGCTGATTTGCATTAGTATCCTCCTTGATCTTTATAGTTTTAGTTAATATTTTAGTTACTATTACTGTATTAACTTCACTAGATTTAGCCTCTGCTTGGGCAACTTTAATTTGTTCTTCTACTATCTTAGCCTGCCAAGATTCCTGATTACTTATACCACCTTCTAAGTAAACTCCAAATACACATAGTACTAAAGCTGTAAACTTTAAAGGTAGGTTATAAGCGGCTGGTATAATATTAGTTAAAATAGTTGTAATTAGTATAGTTAATATACTTAGTAGTACAGTTAAGTGAACTACCCAGTCTGGTAAAAAATTAATTATCCACATATTAACGTTTTCCAAACACTTTGTATTCAAGTAGGTCAAGGCGGCTGTCCAAATCTGCACGGGCCAAGGCCGAGTCTTCACGGATTTTTGCTCTGCCCAATGCTGATTCTTCTCTCAGGGCAGCAAAATCTTTTACACGCTCTAAAGTCATTGCTGCTCGGGCCAGTGCTGCTTCTTCCTTGATCTTTTCCATCTCAATGGTAGTGCCTTGAGGCGGAATGGCCTTGTTCTCAGCACTCACTACCACATTGATTTTGCTTTGAAGAATAGTAAGGTCGTGGCTGGCACTACTTAAAGCTGTCATTAAGTATACTATACATGAAAACATTATGGGTATACCCGCAAAGGTTATCTTTTCAACTAATGCACCTTTACTAACAGCTGCAGCTTGTGCATCTCGTAGTTCTTTTACTTCTTTTAGTAGTGTTTCTATATCATGTTCTTGTGTCGACATATTATACTCCTAATACCTCTAGGGCGTGCTCGTAATGTTTAACGCGATCTTCTAGTCCAATGTAACCACCATTAATACGTTTAGTCATTGCCTTAATATCACCTGAGTCAGCTAGAGTGTTTAAATCATTTGTTTCCCAGAACCAGCAAGCACTTTGTACGCAACCTTCAAATGTTTGAAGAAACTCTACTATCTCTTCCATGCTAGAGGATAAACTATCAGCAAACGCTTTATAGTTATCGTGGCCAGTTAACTGAATAAGACCTCTACCGCAGTAAGCATAGCCATCACCAGAATGCTCATCGCCATTCCCCATACGACCACCATACACACGATTAGCAATAGCTTCTTGATTATGTGCATATTGTTCCGCCAATTCTTGATTAGGGAAGTACTTGGGAAAAACTTTCATAAGACTTTCAGCCTTATAGTTTAAATTTTCTTTAATTGCTGTAAAGCTAGCTGACTCGTGTGCGCACTGAGCTAAAAAAGCTGCAACACGTTCTGGTGAGTCAATTTCATATTCAGGAAGAATAGTATTTAGGCATTCTAGCCAATTATCTAGGTGTTTATTACTAGGTATAATTTGTTCTAGTTGATCTCTAGTTATTTGCATTATGCTTTCCTATCATTCATTATTTGATCACGTTTTTGCTCTGCCCAGCTTGCTCCTCCGTCTCCACCCCAAAGATCCCAAGCTACTCTACCCTTACTAGGAAATCCTTCTTCTCCACTTGAAAATCCTGTGGCCTGCTTATCTACTGCATGACGACTAAAAAAGGAATGCATACGTAGGACTGTGCTCTCAGTTAAATTTTCTTTATTTTTTAACTGATTAGCACGAGCTAATCCTACAGCTGTGCCTCCGGGATGGCCTTCTTCATGCCACTTTAAAGCACGACGTGCTGCTGTGGCCATTCCATCTGTTGGAGTGTATGTTTTATCACTTTTAAGTAGATTATCTTGAGCAAAATCTACTAAACTTTGTAAGTCTTCTAATTCTTTTTGGATATTTCTCATTTTTGCTCCTCTTGTTGCTCTGTGGTACCTTGCCTTAGTACCTCAACGGCTTGTCTATCCAAAACTACTTTATCTTTAGTAGCTCTAATATTTTCATTTAAGTCCCGTAATTGGGCTAGTAAAGTTTCATAACTATCAGTCATCACATCTCCGACATTCGCATAGAGTCTGGGTCAACTTCTACAGCTGTTTCTTCACAATCTTCTTCATCAGATTCCCAACTATCGCAAGTTCTTAGGGCTGAGCATGTAATATTCCAACGAGTACAAATAGCAGAAGGCATTCCCTGAATATCTGCCCACTTAGGCTCTACTGGTAGCTCTGATGGAAGTAAGGTACCTCCTTCACCTGAGGCTATACACTCAAGCATGTAGGGACTATTGTCATAGTGTCCACAATTCATGCATAATTGTGAACGGGCTACGCCTTCTTCTACACCCCAAAGGGTCATTTTATCTCCCCAGTATAATGTACTAGGTTGACGTGGATCTGCAGGGCCCAAATTAGCAAGTTTGATTGCCATTAAATGGTTAGAGAGATTAACCTCTTTGTACTGGGCCTCTATTGGGCAATCTTCATTATGCATTTTTATTTTCCATAAAAAGTTTATAAAATAGTAGGATACTTAACTATGATAAGTACCCTACTAACTCTAAGTTATTAAAGCAATTTATTTAAAAATTGCTATTTTTAAAAGTTTGTACTATGGTAGTATGTTTTTAATTTTAATCAAAGAAAAAGAAATTAAAGAATTTTCCTGGTGTGCTGATAGCAAATACCCAACCAAGATTATTACTTACATTAGTTGAATTATTTCCAGCGTACCATGAACCTGTACCAGAACTTGTAGCGTTAGAATCTCTAATACTTAAATAATCCGTATTAGTTATTCCTGTATTTCTAGTTAAAGTAAATTGTGTACCAGGTATTGTACTATTAATTGTAACAAGATTACCAGAAGTTCCGGATGCTGTAAAATTATTAACAGTTTGTGTTGAACCTGCTTCAAAAGATATTGTACTTGGTTTTGTCGTTGCAGTTATATCTGCAAACGTATTATTTCCTAGAACAGTTAGTGCACCGGACCCACCTTGATTCAATGTTGAATAATTTCCCCCACTACCAGTAAATGTCTTTGCCGATGCACTTGACATATTTAATGTTAGACCTGTAATTATAATTGGAGAACTGGTAGAAGAAATCCAAGAAGTTAATGGTGATGTGGGAACAGTAAATGAAGTGGTGTATAATGCTGCACCTTTAGTTATGCGGAAATTACTAATATAACCACCAAAACCAAGTCTATATGTAGAATCCGCCCAAGCACCTATATTTAAATTACCGCCTTGTTGTCCCATAGTACCAGAACCTGTTTGTGGAGTACCTGGTACACCATTAAGATATCCTGTAAATATATTTCCTTGTCTAACTAATGCAAAATGATACCAAGTGTTTGGTGTTATAACGGTAGGATAATTTTCAATTGCAACCGCAGTTGGACCAATACCATCACCTATAAACCACTGTATTTTTCCTTGATCTGCTCCGCTTCCTTGTATAAATGCACCATATGATTCATTAACAAAGTTTACTGTTCCATCCTTCCCGAATAAAGCACCATCTGTTGTTATATTATTTTTATTGAACCAACATTCAATTGTCCAATTTGGCGCACCTGTTGCTAAATCTAGTACACTACTATTTGGACCAGGTATACTTAAATATTGAGTAGTACCATCTAATAAAATACTACCTATACCAGAAAGTGGGGTCAAAGAATTAAACGTAGCCGAATTATTATTTGTTACAGTTAATGCATTACTACTACTATCAGTTGTAAAATTATCTGCATTTTGTGTACTTAATAATAAACTAGTTGAAGAACTTATTACTGAAGTAAACGCAGTACCTGAACCTGTAATATTATAAGTAGAAGAACCTGTCAAACTAGCTGTAGCATTAGGAAAAGTTGTACCAGAAAAATTAGAACTAGTTAAAGTAAATGATGAAGTGTTAAATGTTCCAGACATTAATGTAATTGTTCCAGAAACTATCATTGCGTCAGCAAGTGTAATTGTACCAATTGTGTTGAGTGTTAATCCAGAAATTGTTTTGCCTTGATTAGTAAATGTGCCTGTACCAGAAGCAATAATACTCATTACAGTAAATGTTCCTGTTGATGATAATGTTAAATTACCTACTATATTCAATGTAGTTGTAGTTATAGCAAAACTTGTTGTACCAAAATTCAAATTATTAAACCAGCTACCTGTTATAAATGTTATAACAGAGGAACCAGTTGTTAATGTTAAATTTGGAGCTGATGTAGCAGAACCACCGGCTGTTGCTCCTAATTGAATTGTTCTTGTTACAGATGCATCGGTTTGGAAGCCTCCTGTACCTGTACATGTAAGTCCGGTTACATTACTCATTTGCAAGGCATATGCTAATCCTGTAGGATAATTTAATATAATATTATTTGAACCAAATGAAATTACACGAGTGTTTGCGTTTGATGAAAAGAATTGGCCTATTGTTAAATTACTACCAAGAGTTAATGTACCAGCTGTTAATGAATATCCACCTGTATTAGTTGAGGCATAGGCTTTATTAAAAGTAACTGATCCAGCTGTATGATTAAATGATGGTACTGCACCTAGTACAGCTGTACCACTATATGTAAATGTTCCTGTTGCATTTACAAAGCTAACAGATGGTATTATAGTTCCATTAGAAAAATTAAATGTGCCTGAGTTAGTAAATGTTGTACAAGTAATGGTACCAATGTTGCTTAATGTACCTGCTGTATATGTTGCTGTGCCTGAACAAGTCAAATTGAAAGTAGCGAAATCAATAGTTCCACTAGTTTGTGTATAGGTAGTACAACTTAAAGCACTCGCTAATGTAGTAATTGTAGGGTCTCCTACTACATTAATAATAGTAAATGCCGCTATTGTTTTTCCATTAGGAGTAATAGTTCCTGTTCTAAACATTGTTACCGATAAACCAGTATATGTACTAGTACTAGATAATAATAAACTATTAACGTTTACACTGGTTGTTGGGATAGTAAACGCAGTAGTACCAAAATTAAGTATTTTAAACCAACTACTAGTAGTCAATGTTTGTATTGCAGTACCAGATCCAGTAAACGTTAAGTTTGGTTCCATTCCACCAGCAGTAGTTACCCCAAATTGAAACGTTCTAGTTATATCTGCGGCCGCAGTAAATCCGCCGGTGCTAGTATTGTCCCATGTAAAACCGGTAGTAACCGCCATTGATAAATTTACTGCAGTTGCAGTAGTAGTTGCCAACACAATATTGTTTGTGCTAAATGAAATCGCCCTTGTATTTACATTAGATGAGCTGAATATACCTGTTGTTAAATTACTGCCTAATGTTAATGTACCGGCTGTTAATGTATAAGTACCGGTGGCGGTTAAGGCATAAGCTTTATTAAAAGTAACTGATCCAGCTGTATGTGTAAATGCTGGTACTGCACCTAGTACAGCTGTACCACTATATGTAAATGTTCCTGCTGTTGTATTTACAAAACTAACAGATGGTGTTATAGTTCCACTAGAAAAAACAAATGTACCTGAGTTAGTAAATGTTGTACATGTTAAAGTACCAATATTTGATAGTGTACCACCATTGTAAGTTGCTGTGCTAGAACAAGTAAAATTAAAACCAGCAAAATCCAATGTGCCCAATGTGACTGCCAATGTTGTGGATGCTCCAGCACTTCCAAGTGTGATTGTAATACCAAGTGTATTAACTATAAATGGTCCAAGCGATGCACTATTGAATATATACGTACCGCTAACTAACGGATTAATTGTTGTACTAGTATAAACACCACCTGAAGAAAGTGTGAGATTACCAACAATGTTTAAGGTTGTTGTTCCTGGATTAAATATTGTTGTTCCAAAATTTAAGTTCTTAAACCAACTGGCTGTTGTTAGTGTCGCAACAAAAGCACCTGTTGTGAATGTAAGATTTACTGCGGTTGATAGCGACCCACCAGTAGTTCCGTAAGTAAGTGTTCTTGTGTTAGCCATATCAGCCACGGTGAATCCACCGGGCCCGGTATAGGTAAATCCTGTCACAATAGCCATACTCAATACAGTTGTTGCGGTAGTTGTATGTGTGAGATTGATATTTCCTGCCGACAAGCTACCAAAATTAATTGAACGTGTGTTAGCGTTTGATGAAAAGAATATCCCAGTATTCAATGTTACACCATCAGCAAGTGTTAGGGTACCTGCTGTTAATGCATATGTACCAGTGACGGTTAAACCAAGTGATTGATTTAATGTAACAGTACCAGCAGTGTGTGTGAATGTTGCTACTGAACTTAAAACGGCCGGACTATTATATGTAAATGATCCTGTTGTTAATACAAAGCTGGTTGATGGTGTAATTGTTCCGCTAGAGAAAGTAAATGATGGTCCATTAACGGTAAAGGTTGTACAAGTGATTATTCCTATATTACTTAAAGTACCTCCAGCGTATGTTACGGTACCAGTATCAGTTAAAGTAAATGTGGCAAAATTCATTGTACCCAAAGTTTGAGTATATGAAGTACATCCAAAAGCACCTGCTAGTGTGATAGTACCTGACGTATTAACAGTAAAAGCACCTATTGTTTTACCATTAGGTGTAATAGTACCAGTACCAACAGCATTAATAGCAAGAGCAGTGAATATACCAGCACCAGAAGATAATGTTAAGTTACCTGCTATATTTAATGTTGATGCGGCCGCAGTAAAAGCAGTAGAACCAAAATCTAAATTTTTATACCAATTATTATTTGATATTGTAACAACTGCCGTACCAGAACCAGTCAATGATAAGTTAGGAGCATTTGTTAATGAACCGCCTGTTAGACCGGCTGTAACTGTTCTAGTAATAGATGCATCGGTTTGAAAACTACCAGTTCCTGTCCAAGTAAAATTAGTAAGTGTTGCTATATTCAATACAGTTATAGCAGCAGTAGTGTGCGCCAATACAATATTACCTATACCAAACTGAATTGCTCTTGTATTTGAGTTACTAGAGCTGAATATACCAGTTGTTAATGTAAATCCATTAAGGTTTAATGTTCCAGTAGTTAATGTAGTTGTAGCTGTGATTAAAATAGGAAATGCTGTTTGTAATGTAATTGTTCCTACAGTATTAATAGTTAATCCACCTAAACCAGTAGATGTTGTTAGAGCAGCACCATTAATATTAAGATTACCTGTGCCTGTCATTGTTACACTCAATAAAGTGTAACTACCAGTGCCTGATAATATTAAACTACCAGAACAAGTTATACCTGTTGATGGTACAGCAAATGTTGTAGTACCAAAATTTAAGTTATTAAAAAAGCTTGAATTTATTGTAGCAACAGAGGCACCTGTTGTAAAAGTAAGATTTGGATTGACTGTCGTTACCGCCTGAACAAAACTACGAGTAACACTCATGTCCGCAACAGTAAAGCCGCCTAGACCTGGGCAAGTAATATTAGTTCCTTGAATATTCAAAACTGTTGTTGCAGCTGTTGTATGCGTAAGGTTTATATTTCCTGCAGTTGTTGTGCCAAACGTAATCGAACGGACACTGTTACTATTTGAACTAAAAATACCTGTTGTCAATGTTACACTATCAGCAAGTATTAGGGTACCAGCTGTTAATGTATAAGTGCCAGTAGCGGTTAAGGCATAAGCTTTATTAAAAGTAACTGATCCTGCTGTATGTGTGAATAGTGTTACTGCACTTAATACAGCTGTATTGCTGTAAGTAAATGAACCACTAGTTAATACAAAGCTGGTTGATGGTGTTATAGTTCCACTAGAAAAAACAAACGCTGGTCCATTAACTGTAAATGTTGTACATGTTAAAGTTCCAATATTTGATAGTGTACCACCAGTGTATGATACGGTACCAGTATCAGTTAAATTAAAACCAGCAAAATTAATTGTACCCGATGTTTGTACATATGAAGTACAACCAAAAGCGCCGGCTAGTGTTACAGTACCCAACGTATTAACGGTAAATGCGGCTACTGTTTTACCATTAGGTGTAATAGTACCTGTGCCAGCCATTGTAAATCCCTGAGAAATGTATGTACTACCAGCTGCTAGGGTTAAATTACCTGTTATATTTATAGATGAACCACTAAGTGCACCAGTATTTCCAGTAAAATCTAAATTATTAAACCAACAACCAGGACCAAATTGCGGAGGACTAGCAGCTCCACCTGTAATAAAAAGATTAGGTGCAGATGTTATAGAACCACCAGCAGTTATTCCAGAATCAAATGATCTTATAGTACTCATTATTGTACTAAATCCACCAGTACCTGTTGGTGTAAAGTTAGTAAGGTCTGTTATATTTAACACGGTATTACTAGCGGCAGTAGTTGCAAGAAAAATATAATAAGTATTAAATGCAATTGATCGAATATTTGTAGTAGGAGAATAAATAATACCTGTTGTTAAATTGGCACCCAATGTTATTGATCCTGCACTTAGAGTATACTGACCAGTAGCAGTTAATGAATATGCTTTATTAAAAGTAACTGATCCAGCGGTATGTGTAAATAGTGGTACTGCACTTAGTACAGCAGTACCACTATATGTAAATGAACCTGATGTTAATACAAAACTGGTTGAAGGTGTTATAGTTCCACTAGAAAAAACAAATGTAGCTCCGTTAACAGTAAATGTTGTACATGTTAAAGTACCAATATTTGATAGTGTACCACCAGTAAATGTTACCGTACCAGTATCAGTTAAATTAAAACCAGCAAAATTCATTGTACCCAAAGTTTGAGTATATGAAGTACATCCAAAAGCACCTGCTAGTGTGATAGTACCTGACGTATTAACAGTAAAAGCACCTATTGTTTTACCATTAGGTGTAATAGTACCTGTGCCATTCATTATTATTCCAAGAGCGGTATAAGTACCTCCAGTTGCTAAAGTAAGATCTCCGTATACACTTACTACTGTACTGGCTGGAATTGATGTGCTTCCACTAAAATTTAAATTGTTAAATAAACTATTTATTGATAGTGTGGGTATACTTACTCCACTATAAATTGATAAATTAACTGGTGTACCCGATACTGTATTAGTAAATGTAGGTGCTGAACTAACAAATACACTTGCTCCTGTATTAGTAATAGTAAAATTATTAATGCTACTATCTGACGACCCACTACCAAAAGATGTATTTAATAATAATGATGTTTGGGAACCTGTAATAGCACCAGTATTAACCCCACCAAATGGGTTTGCTGTTTGAGTAGAAGTAAAAAGTCCAGTTGGAGTAGTAAAATTACCTGTATATACTGCTACCCCTGTTACTAATCTTATATTAGAAATATAACCAGCAAAATAATCTAAAAATCCAGGATATTGGAAAGATCCGATAATAGTTTTTCTAGCAGTGACTGTTTTTGTAATAGTTGCCGAGTTATCCAATACACCATTAACAAATAGTTTAACAAGTCCTGACTGTCTTGTCACTGCCACATGATACCATGTACCCAGAGAGATAGCTATACTACCCTCAACATATGCCTGACTTGAACTATCTCTTAGTTGAAATCCGATGGTGCCTCCTGAACGTGTAAATAGTTCCCAATATGAGGTGCCGCTGGACTCAGCATTAGTTAACAATGTCCCATCTGTTGCTGATGTTTTATAAAACCAACACTCAGCAGTAAAATCACCAGTACCCCAAGAACTTGCCCCAACTGGTGCTGTTAAATATTGACTAGTACCATCTAACAACACACTGCCAGGAGTAGCATTAGCTGATCCAGAAGTAAATGTGCGATCCACACTCATTGCGGAAACAAATCCACCTGTTCCTGTAACAGTTAATCCTGAAGAATATGCCATATCCAATACATTTATAGATGTAGTAGTATGTGCAAGTATAATATTACCTGTACCAAATGCAATAGTTCTAAAAAGAGTATTATTTGAGCTAAAAATTCCTGTTGTTAGGGTAAATCCTGCAAGATTTAGTGTTCCAGTTGTTAATGTTACTGTAGAGTTAACAGCTACTGTTAATGGAGCAGCTAAAGTAACTGTACCTGTAGTACAATTAATTGTAAATGATGGTAAAGTTGAATTACCAGCACTATTAATAGTTCCTGTACCAATAAAAGTTACTGTTAAATTTGTAAAATTTCCACCAGAAGACAGAAGTAAACTATTAAGTTTTAAATTTGTTGTAGGTACAGTAACTGCTCCCGTACCACTTAAATCTAGTATATTAAATAAAGAGCTTGTTACTAATGCAGGAACAGAACTGCCAGTTAATCTAAGAGATGGTGCATTAGATGTTGAACCACCAGAAACACTACCAAAATTAAATCCTCTGGTAATAGTCATATTTGAATAAAATCCACCAGTACCTGATGCAGTAAAAGTAAAATTATTAGCCTGGTTCATAACTAATACAGTTGTTCCTGCATTTGGAGATGTTAATTCTATAGTATATGAACCAAATTGTATTGAACGTATATTAGTATTATTAGAAGAAAAAATCCCAGTACTTACATTTGCTCCTAATTGAAGCACACCTGTTACTAAAGTAAATTGTGATGTTGCGGATAAATTACCACTTTGCCAGTAAACTGTTGTATTTGATGAGTTTACTATAATATCTGGTTGAAATGTGCCACCAATTAATAATGTTTGAGTAACAGCGTTTCCTAAAAAAATTACTCCTATAGCGCTGCCTGATACTGTGGAATTTACGCCTGTTTTAATATCTCCGTAGACATTGAAATTATTTAAAATATTTAACGTCATTGATAAATTTCTTGACGACATGTCTAATGTACCAATGGAATAGTTACCATTAATAGTGATTGTATTTCCCGTAGTAAGGCCTGTATTATCTACAATACATACATCTTGGGGTAATGGAAAATTATTAACACTTGGTGTTCCACCAGATGATTCTGCCCAAGCAATTGCATTCCAGGTACCTCCAGCTGTAAGACTCCAATAGAGTGTTCTTGCAACAAAAGTTATATTTGTATTATTACCTAAGTTACCAAGTCTTGTTCCTGTAAAAGGAGAAGCCGTACCAGTAGCATTTATATCTTTAAAATCAATATCAGTTAAAGACAATGTAGCAGCTGACAATGTAATTTGAGTACCAGTTGTACTAGATTGTAATAATAAACGACCAGACGATAATGTACTTGTATTGCTTAATATGCCATTAATTGTTTGAGTTCCAGTGATTGATACTGTAACAGTTCCTGTTGTTGTTGGATTGGTGAAATTTAAATTATTATATGTGTTTGTTCCAGTAATAGTTGTTATACTATCTGGTGATTGTGCTGGAGTAAATGATACATTATAAAATGTTTTATTACTACTACCATTGTTTATTATAGTTGACGAAGAAACTCCACTTAAATTAATTTGTGAAGTTCCTGCATTAAATGTAGTATTTTCATAAGTTTGAAAATAACCACTTAGATTAATTGTAGAAGAACCTAAATTAAATATAGTAGGAAAACCAAGTGAAGTAGCAATATTAGTACATGTAATATTATAATTATTTGTATTAAATGTTCCCCTAAAACAAAATATATTTGTACATGAAAGTGCTGAACCTAAATTATAAGTAACATTACTACCATTACCAATATAAATACTACCAGGAATTGTTTTACCATTTGTTGTTATAGTTTTTGTACCAGTGCTAGCATATAAGTTAAGACTACCAGTCATAGCTGTAAAAGTCATACTAGCAGATAATGTATAATTACCATAAATATAATGACTTACTTGTGCTGCCAGAGTACCAGTAAATCCTGTAAAATCAACATTATTAGCTGAATCATTAGCATTTGTTATAAAACTTAGTGTTGAGGCACCAGTAAAATTAAAACTAATTGATTGAGCTTCTGATAGTGGTCCAGGAGATACACTAACTGTTCCTGATGGAGAGGTTACATTAACAACAGGAGTTCCTGTGATTGTTAAAGTTGTAACTGTACTAGTATCCCAAATATTACCTGTACCATTAACAGTTATAGAATTAGAACCAAAATTGAGTGTTCTAGGTCCACCAGCATCATTACTATTAAAAGAACCAGTTGTTATATTATAACCATTAAGAGACAGTGTTCCATAATATAATTGAACACTACTTAATGAGGTCATAACTAGATCTGCACCTAATTGAACTGTTGCAGCAGCAATCAGAATTGAAGCTTGAATAGTTCTTGAAATCGTTATAGTTCTAAGTGTAAGATCTAGGGGACTTGGACTAGTGCCAAATTGGATTTGTCCAGTTAATGAAGTAACAGTTCCGCCAGTGGCTGGTATGGTGCAATCTCCCAAAATATTCAATGTCAATGGCACAGTAAAAGTACATGTTAATCCTGTTAAATCTAAAGTATAAAGACTACCAGATAATGCAACAGTATCTGTGGCACCAGAATTAATTTGAATACCAACACACGAATTACATTTAACATCAAGTAATGGGGTGTATGATTTAATTGACGATGCTAATTTAATAGTTCTTGTTCCAATAGAACCACTATATGTACTAAGTATTTTTATTGTTCCTAAAGACCAATCACGATTAGAAGAACTTGTATCCCATATTGTTGTATTATTACCTGTTAATTGAATTAATGAAGATGTACTGAAATCAATAAAACGTGTAGTAGTTGTACCTGATGCAATATATGCACCAGTTGTTAAAGTGTAATTATTAAGCGATAATGTTCCATCTGCATGTGCGTATGTACTTACTGTAAGTGAATTATTTAAAGTAACAGTACCTGCCGTATGCGTGAAAACAGGTGTTGTTAACGTACCGCCAGTATATGTAAATGTTCCTGCCGTGTTCATTACAAAACTAACAGAAGAATTAATTGTTCCACTAGAAAATGTCAAATCACCAATACAGTTAAACGTTGTACAACTTATAGTTCCAATATTACTTAGTGTACTTGCGGTATATGTTGCAGTACTTGAACAAACTATATTAAATCCAGCACAATCTAAGTTACCTGACGTTTGTGCATAGGTAGTACAACTTAAAATACCTGCAAGCGTTATGGTTCCTGTTCCGCCTGTAATAACTTGAAAAGCGGCGATTGTTTTACCATTGGGAGTAACTGTAACAGTACCGCCTGCTTTTGTTAACATATTTAAACTTAAAGCGGTAAATGTACCACCGGTAGATAATACGAACTCATTGACATATACAGCAGAAGCAGATACCATTGTAAACGCGGTTGTTCCAAAATCAAGTTTATTAAAATTACCACCTGAAATTGTTGCGGAAGTAGTACCAGTACCTGTAAATGTTAAGTTTGGTGCATTTGTTCCAAGACCGCCGCTAGTATTTCCAAAACTAAATGTTCTTGTAACCAATGCATCTGCTGTAAATCCGCCAGTACCTGTCCAAGTGAAACCGCCGGCAATTGCCATAGCCAATACTGTTTGCGCTGCGGTAGTATGAGCCAAAACAACATTATATGTTCCAAACGCAATTGAACGAGTACCTGCACCAGAAGAACTGAATATACCTGTTGTTAAATTAGCACCTAGTGTTATGGTACCAGCTGTTAATGTATAAGTGCCGGTAGCGGTTAAAGCATATGCTTTATTAAAAGTTACGTTACCAAATGTATGTGTAAATGTAGGTACAGCACTTAATACAGCTGTACCGCTGTAAGTAAATGTTCCTGCCGTGTTCATTACAAAACTAACACTAGGTGTAATTGTTCCACTAGAAAATGTCAACTCACCAGTACAGTTAAATGTTGTACAAGTAATGGTTCCAATATTGCTTAATATTCCTGAGTTATATGTGGCTGTTGAACTACACGTTAAGTTGAATGTAGCAAAGTTAATTGTACCAGCTACCGGGGCATTCATTATGAATGATGTTACACTCAGTGCAGCCGACAATGTGACTGTGCCAGAACCATTAACGCTAAATGCTGCTATAGCTTTACCATTAGGTGTAATAGTACCTGTACCAGCTGCTGTTATTGATAAGTTGGTATATGTACCGCCAGCTGCTAAAGTTAGATTACCAGTGACGTTTACTGTTGATATTGCTGGAGTTGCAGTTGATCCAGTAAAATCTAAATTATTAAACCAACTAGCCGTAGTAATAGTTGGTATAGCTGCGCCAGCAGTTATTGCTAGATTGGGCGATGTTGTTATAGAACCGCCTGTTGTTGATCCGCATGTAAATGATCTTGTAACAGAACCGTTTGCTGTAAAACCACCAGTACCTGACCAAGTAAAGTTGGTCAAATCTGCCATACTCAATACTACAGTAGCAGCAGTTGGATGTACTAAAACAATACTGAATGTACTAAAAGCAATTGAACGAACTCCAGTACCAGTAGAACTGAATATACCTATTGTTAAATTACTGCCTAGTGTTAGTGTACCTGCTGTTAGGGTATAAGTGCCGGTAGCGGTTAAAGTATACGCTTTATTAAAAGTTACGTTACCAGCTGTATGTGTAAATGTAGGTACTGCACTTAATACAGCTGTACCGCTGTAAGTAAATGTTCCTGCTGTATTTACAAAACTAGTTGAAGGTGTGATTGTTCCACTAGAAAAATCAAATGTGCCTGAGTTAGTAAATATTGTACAAGTAATAGTTCCAATATTGCTTAATGTACCGCTAGTATACGTAGCTGCGC